TTCACAGGTGATCTTGCAGATAGGCGTCGCCTTCGCCATGCCGTCCTTCTCGCCTTCATACATGACCAGCAGGAATATCGCCCATGCGAAAGTGGCCAATGTGCCGAGATTGACCGATATGAAGACGATGCCCAGGATGAGCAGAACGGCGTAAACGTTAATCATGGTCAGCCCTCCAGCAGTCCAGCAACAACGGCCAGCGCGATGAAGCCGAAGAACGTGACCCAAGGCCCGAAGGTGACAGCCGACCAGATGATCAGGCCGAGAAAGATAAGTTCGGCCATGATTACGCCCCCCAGGCCATCGAGTCGTCTGGTTTCATTTCACTTCCTTTCAGAATTGTTCAAATGCAGCGACAGCGCCATCCGCCGCGTAGTCAGCAGACTCAAGATCATCTAGGCTTTCGCGGTTCTGGTACTCAATAAGGACTTCGTGCTGCATCCGACATAGAGCGATGAGTGCTTTGATTGTCTGAGGATTAGCAACGGCGATGAACCGGCAGTCGTTGTTTTTCTGCTCTCTAGTTCCTTTGTACTCACCAGAGGTGATGGCGGCGACGCCGATAAAGTCAGGCCACGTACAACTGATTTCAAAAGCATCTGATCCGTCCTGCGTTACTTCCGTGAAGTCGCAGTGATACCACGGCCCCGGTGTTGCAGCGTTTGCCAGTGCTTCGAGTTTGTCAAGGTTCATTTCTCTTCCCCTCTCGGCTCACAAGTTATCTTGCAGATAGGCGTCGCCTTCTCTATGCCGTCCTTCTCGCCGGCAGCATAGCCCACCGTGACGCCGATGGTGAATGCCACGCCGAGGGCGCAGAGCCAGACGATCATCCTGTCAACGTCGATCATTGGCTCCGCTGCGCGGCGGCTTGTTGTAGCTTCATGATCCCCCCCTTTGCTTGTGGCCCAACCCCACATTGCAGCGGACGCTCTGCGAGCGCCGCTGAATTTAGACGTTAGCCACCTTCCAGTGCTTATGGCACGTCCTGCGGTAGCCACCAAACGCTTCGTCTGCCACAGGAAATCCACAAACCGCTTGTTCTGTGCATCCAGGCTCATCGCAGATTTCCTCGAACACAGTCGTACCTTCAGCCGCAAAGCATTTCGGACAGCCGGTCAAAACATCGCCGTCGTAAAAGGGGCTTGTCGCTTTCAACAATTCGGACTCAAGGGAAATCTTCCCGCAGTCCATGCATCGCCATTGCTTGTCTTCGTTTCGCGCCATCATTCTCTCCAGACGGTTAACCCTACGGTCAAGCGGACCGGTCGCCGCAAGCGGCGCTCGGCCGCTTACCTTCGACGTTAGATCGCGGGTAGCGTATAGCGTCCGCGATGTCGTATTTGTTGTCGTCACTCGCTGCCGCCTCTGCTACATCTGCACACCGCTGACGCTCTGCCAGAGTCGCGGCTTCCCATGCGGATTTAGCGAACTGGAGTTCCATACTTCCAAGCGTCTTTCCTGTAAGCCACTGTCCAAATGTCATTTTGATTTTCCCTATTCCACGATCTAACCCGGCTCTCAAGCGGGACCGTCCGCAAGCGGCCGGCCCCTTAGCTCTGCGTTATGCGGCGTCTCGCCAGCGCCGACTTTTGGCGCGGCGAACATTTGCTCTTGAGCCTGCGCGCCAGTCACCCTCGGCACAGCGATCCCGTGGAAATACTCATGCTCGCGCTCAATCCCGATAAACCTCCGCCCTTCCAAGTGCGCAGCTTCTCCAGTTGTCCCGCTTCCCATGAAGCAATCGAGAACCGTGTCGCCTACGTTCGTTGTCAGCCGTATCAAGTGCCGCATCACGTCCACCGGCTTCTCTGCCGCGTGAGCCGTTGTCTTGCATTTCCCGGCCATCCATCGGCAGCGGTAAATGTCGCTCGCGCTCCGGTTGTCAATCTTGGCGTCAGGCATTCCGGCGAAAAGCACGACCTCGTAAGTCGGGCGCAGTTGGCGCGGCCCTGCCGGGCCTATCCATTCCTTGTCCCAAATCAGCAAAGAGTCCACTTGCCATTTCTCCTTGGCAAACGCATAAAGCAACGTCGGCAGGCTGCGCCAGTTTCCGAACACGCAACAAAACCCGTCTTGCTTCAGTGCGCGCCGCGCCAGCCTCAGCCATGCGGCATACCACCACGCGCTGTTTTCCATGTCGGCCCATCCTCCGGCCTTCACGCTTGCGTCGCCGGTCGAGATCGCGCCTATCATGTATGGCGGGTCGGTTATCACCGCGTCAACGCTCATCGGTGGCAATTCCGCCATCACTTCCAAGCAGTCGCCTTGCCACAGTTCGCAGTTTCCGATTGTCACTTTCTCAGCCATCATCACTCCGCTTTCCGTTTGCCTGCTAACCCATCATTCCAGCCGACCGCCTACCGGCGGCGGCTGAATTCCGGCGTTAGCAGTCAAAAGATCGCCCTGCACCGCCGTATCGCCAGCGCCGACTTTTGGCCTCGGCCCTCTGTGGTCAGTTTCCGCTGTCCAGTGCGTCCCGTCACGAAAATCGAGTCGCACCGTCACCTTCGCTTGTGCGTGCTGCGCCATCCAATCGGCGAACTGGTCAATCATCGACTCTACGCTTGGCGGCGGAAATCGCAAGAAGGTCACTTTCATTTCTCCTCTTCTTCCACCTTACACAGCAGCGCGTCCCACAGTTCGCCCAGTCCGAAGTAGATTTCTTGCACCATTGTTATGGCTTCTATAGCGTTGCCCTTCTGGCACTCGACGTGGAGGCTGTTCATCTGCTGGACGAGTCCTGCGGATTGTTCGGTGGGGGTCATTCTTCCACCTCTACTTCCATGCGGGTTTCGTCGAGGCGACGGACGATGCAGGTACTGGTGGGTGCATAGGACTGAAGATCAGTAATCCAGTAGTAATCACCTTCCCTACAGAAGTACTCGTACAGCACCACCGTTTTCTTCGGCTTGACGATGCGGTATTGGCATGAGTAATGCCACATCTTGCCAAACCATTCTTCCCACACAGGATCATTCCAAACTTCAACCTTCTCTCCGCGCCCCAGCGCGTCGAAGAGTTCTTGCGGTTTCGGGCTTGTCATTCCAAAACCTCGATATTCCTGCGGGCGCCGTGCTTGTGGCGGATCGCGCCATGTTCTTCGGCCAGGCGCACCAAGCGCGCCACCGCATTGCCGCTGCGGTTAATGTGCGCGCCGATGTCTCCCTGGCTCGGGGATGTGCCGAACTCGACCTGATACTCCTTGATGAACGCAACCATCTTCTGCATGAGTTTCACGGTTTCAGGGTGCATTGCCCTCTCCTTTGTCGTTCATTTCGGCGCCGAGCGCGCGAAGGTGCTTGCTGTAGCGTTTCGTTATCTCGGCGGCCGCCATCACGTCCAGCCCCTTGATGGCGGCCTCGTTCGCATCCTTCAGTTCGCGCAGTTTGGTCATCTTTTCGCGCGGGTCGTACTTCTTCGATCCATGCACTCGGTCCATCATGCCGACCAGGGCGCTGATCCACTCGCCAAGGTCGTCGAACTCGCCAGCGACTTCGCCGCCAGGGAGCAGTAGGGAGAACCTGCGCCCGGCCGGTGGCGGCGCCTCTTCTTCGCCGACGATCTCGCCCTCGATGGCGGCCGGCGCTTCATCGACCCGCGGCGGCTCGATCTGTTCGACCACCTGGGCGGCGAACTTGTCGAGCGGATTGCTGGGGGTGATGTCCTTTTCCTGGCGGGGATAGTCGGCCGCTTCTTCGGCGGTGATCAACCCCTTCAACACGTCGGGGAAGGCATCGCGCAGGGCGAAGCCGCGGGCGCGCATCTGCAGCATGCGGCGCGGGTACTGCTGCCACGGGCCGGCCTTCTTCCACAACCCGGCCGCCTTGGAGTCGAAGACGCTGAACTTGGCGACGACCGGCTTGCATCCCTTGCGTTTGGCGATGCAGGTTGCCACCATCTGTTCGCCGTCGCCCTCGACGAACTCTTCGACATCCTCGCAGACCGAAGACCCGCGCACCAGGGCGAGCGCGGCGTCACCATAGACGCTCGGCTTGCCATTGATGCACGCGATATTCTGCAACGCCTGCAGCGGGGCGAGGCCGAGTTCGGCGCCCCACTGCACGGCGACCAGCACATCGGCCGGCTTGCCCTTGTAGGCAGCCGGAACCATGTTTGACTGCGCGATCAGTTTGGCGAACTCGGTGGCCTCGGCCATCGTCTTCGGCGCAAGGCTAGTGGGCAGCATGTTCATGCTCTTGATCTCCTTCGATGGAAAGGTATTGATTGAAAGCCTCGATCACGGCGACGACGATCTGGTCGGTCACGGCCATCGCATCGTCGGTGGTGACGAACCCCTTAGTTTGGCATGCGCGGAAGCACAACTTCTGCAGCGCGACGGCTGCTTCTACGCGCGCCTTCAGCATGTGGCGCTCGTTGCTCATTTCGCCTCCTTGATCTGCAGCGTCTTGTTGCGCACGGTATAGGCTTCCTTCGCTGGCACGATCTTCTCGGGCTGGCCCTTGTAGCTGCGGCTGCCCCATACGACGAGCCATCCGCCGACCCGGCCTGCTTCCGCATCGCCGATCATGTCCATCAACTTGCGCGTGACTTCTTCCTTGCGCGTTTCCCATTCCTTGATGGTGGCGCTGGCGGTTTGCAGTTCGGACACCAGCGGGGCGGCGTCTTCCGGCAGATCGACGGCAACGTGGCAGATGACCTCGGGGAAGGTGCGTGCGCCGTCTTCGCTGCTCTGCAGTGGATACCATTCGGCCTCGCCGGTCTTGCGGTAAGTCTCTAGCCTGGCCTCGAAGTCGATGGCCGCCCGCTTGATGGCATCCCATGTCCCAAGGTGGCGGTCGAACACGAAGATGCGCAACTCGGTGCCGCGGTACAGGGTTGCCAGGGCGCCCCAGTGCGCCCCGGTGCATATCATCTGGCCTTGTAGTTGCAGCGGACCGCGGTGCAGCGGGGGCGAGTCCTCGGGCGCTGAACTCGTCAATTTGGCCTCGAGGCAGCCAAAGGTATCAGTAACGATCTTCCCGCTGTCGTTGAGGACGTAGATGCCGCGGTCGGGGTCGGTTTCGATGGTGTGCGCCTTCAGGATCGGGATGACCATCGCGTCGAGGGAGCATTGCAGCGGACAGTCGGCCGCCACGAATGCCTTGTCGAAGCCATGCTGAAGGTCAAATCCGAGGCGATCCGCGGCTTCCTCGACAATGGCGAACTCGAGCCGGGAGCCCCAGCCCATCGCCTCGTTCGGCACGAAGTCGTCGGCCTCGCCTTCGATTGCGCCAATGCAGCGGCGCAGCACATCGTTCGGCGTCTTGCCGTAGCCATCCTGGCCGAGCAACGCGGGGAGTTGCGAGCACGAAAGGGCATCATCCCGCGTCACCTTGCCCATTGCGGTCGCTTTCATAGATGCCCCCCGCGCACGAACTTGACGCGATGCACCGGATGGAGAATCCACCGCTCGCCGAGGCTCGACACGGCGCCGATCCACCCCCGACGGAGGGCATTGACGGACCGCTTGTCGGTATATCCCCTGGAGGGGAACAGTCTTATGGCGTGGCGGACCAGGCTATTTAGTGGCGTTCCCCGCTTATAGACGCCATACACACTATGCGACGCAGCATTCATGCAACCTACCTCCGTTTCTAGTTTTTGGCCTGTCCTGGCCTGGGTGTAGCTACTTCAATCGGCATTGCGCGGCAACCTACTAAGGATCGCTCGTGCATCATTGTTGCTGGTGCGGTGGCGCAAGGCGTGAGCCAGCCTTACCGCAGCCCACCGCGCCTGAAGAACGCGCTCGAGCGGGTCAATGTCGTGCCTCCCCCATCCGAATTCCTTCATGGAGGCGAAGAACTTCTCGACCTCAACGGCGACCCAGCGGATGTCGCTGACTGTCCAGATCGGCACGTCGATCCTCTGCGCGGCAGGGAACCCGATCCGGCTGATGCGTCTGACGAAGTCTTCTAGGGTGGCGGACGGGTCGGATCGCGGGTCTTTTCTTGTTGTTCTTTTAGGCATGATTCGACTTGATCCAGGCCGCGCAAAACCTCCGCAGCCTCGGCTTGCATGATTGAATCCGCTGCCCTGATCATCGCTGAGAAGGCCCGCTCCTCGCGCCGCCTCCTCCGCTCGCGCGACCATTCGACCAGCGAAACGACGATCACGCTCGCGCCGATCAGTAAGAGGGCAGCAGCGCCCATTACTCCAAATGCGGTCAATATGGTATCCATGACTGTTTCCCATGATATTCACCATTTATCCATACTGGGAATAATCCATTTGGGCTATGCCCTCTTGAGGATGTTCGAGACTTGGCTGGCGTGCCATTTGGAATTACCCTTGCGGGTCAGTACGCCCCGGCGCTCGAGCGCGTTGGCAATGTCACGCAGGGTGCGGATGCCCTGCGCGGTGATGTCGCGGATGTGGGGTATGATCTTGGCGGCGAATTCGTCGGCCTCTGCCTTGAGGATCGGCACGGCAACGGCGTTGCCGGCCTTCGGATTCGGGCTGCCCAACTTCACCCCGCGCGCCTTGACGGCCTTCAGGGCGGCGGTGGTGCGGTCAGAGATTAGTTCGGCTTCGTGTTCAGCCACGGCCGCCAGGATGTGAGCGGTGAATTTGTTCAGGTGCGGATTGTCGCAGGCAACCCATTCGACGCCCGACTCCATGAATGTCGCCATCGCTGCGACGTTGCGGTAAAGCCGGTCCATCTTGGCGACCAGCAGCGTCGCCTTGGATTCTTTGCACAGCGCAATGGCCGCGGCAAGCTGCGGGCGCCTGGCGTGACCCTTGCGCGTCCCCGATTCTACTTCCGTGAATTCGCCGATCAGTTCCCATTCGCCGCCGTTCAGGTACGTCCTGACGGCCTCTTGCTGGGCCTCAAGGCCAAGGCCAGAGGCGCCCTGCTTCGCCGTGCTGACACGGTAATAGGCCACGAACTTGCCCGTGTGGCGTTTCCCTGAATCGACAAGTTTCATTTGTACATCCCCCAATCGTTTTGATTGTTTTCTGCGATTGCATTCAGATTGTAATCACCCTACGATGCCTGTCAAGAACTTTTTAGAGGGGATTGAAAGATGGACGATCTGGCCGAGGTCATCAGTGGCAAGCGGGTCAATTTCATGCTGCGGCTGCCTTCGCAATTGGCCCATGACATCAAGCACATGGCGTTCGAGCGCGGCCTGTCGGCGAACAGCATGGCAACCGCCCTGCTCCGTTATGGCGTCACGGCGACCAACGAGCAGATCACGCTGAAGGACCGCCTGCAGATGATGCGGGTCAAGTGATGGTCAAGTTAATCATCGAAGGCGATCCGGTCGGCAAGGGGCGCCCCAGGGCCAGCGCGATTGGCGGAAAGGCCAGGCTCTACACGCCGGCAAAGACGGCGGCCTACGAGGCCCGCGTCAAGGCGATTGCCCATGCCGCCATGTGCGGGCAGCCGCCCTGCCCTGCCGCAATCGAGGCCGAGATATGGGTGATGGTCGCGCCCCCTGCTTCGTGGCCGAAGAAGAAGCAGCGCATGGCCCTCGAGGGCGACATGCTGCCGACCAGCAAGCCTGATGTCGATAACGTCAGCAAGGCCATCTTGGATGCCTGCAACGGCATCGTCTATGCCGACGACCGGCAGATCACCGACCTGATCGTGCGCCGCCGCTATGCCGCCAAATCGGCAACGCTGGTCTATTTCCGTACAAAGGGCAATGGGGCCGAATGATCACGCTGTCGGCCTCTGAAATGCTGCTGGCCGCCCAGGCTGGCGTGATGCGCACCGTCGAGAACATGGTGCGCGGGGCCAATGGGAACCACGGTAGCACCGTCGATGACTGGACCATGAGCATCGAGGGCGCCCTGGCCGAATGGGCGGCCTCCAAGGCCATCGGCATCCACTGGCCCGGCAAGGGCCAGATGCGCGGCGCAGACGCCGGCAACCTGCAGATCAGATCCACGCCCAGGCCGGACGGTTGCCTGATCCTGCATCCGGCCGACAACGATGGCGACATGTTCGTGCTGATGGTCGGAAGCGGCCGTAGCTGGCAGCCGAAGGGTTTCATGCGCGCGCAGGAAGGAAAGGTAGAGAAGTATTGGAAGGAAGGCGTACGCTCGCCCGCGTTCTTCGTGCCGCAGTCTGCGCTTCATCCGATGGCCGACTTCCTTGAATGACTTCCGCGCCAAGGCCATCGCCGACAAGAAGCGCCAGGCCGACCTCGAGCGCGCCGCACAACGCTATCGCCTCGAGCCGCGGCCCTATCCGTACATCCAGCGCCCCAAAGACGCTACAGACGAGCAATGGAGAGCCCTGTGCGAAGCGCGCTGGCTGATCCTGGGGCTGACAACGCCAGAACAGCGCCGGCTGTACCTGGCTGGCGTCGAGAAGCACCGCGGCAAGCAATCCCGGCAAAGACTGGAACAGGACGCCAAAGAATTATGGGCCAAGCAATGAGACTAGACGAGATCGCCGGCAACGTCGTGGATATAACGGCAAAGAACGTCAAGCCGGTAAGGGCCGAGAAGGCCAGCAGCGAACGCAAGACGACAGACCACCGCAACTACATCGTGGTGCCGATCAGGGCCATCAACGACCAGCGCATCCACAAGACCGCAGCCATCGTCGTCCTCATGCTGATCTGCAGCTACACCAACCGGCACGGGGAAACATGGGTCGGCCAACAGACCCTCGCAGACCGACTAAAGGTATCCCGGCAGGCCGTATCCAGGCAAATAAACAGGTTGATAGAGTTGGGATACTTGGAGGTTATTAAGCAAGGAACCCGCAACTTCAGCACCCGATACAGGGTGATATTCGACCCCAAACTGACCTTCGAGCAGGTAAAAGCCAACACCCCGGCAGCACTCCGCGAGGATGCAATCGAGCATAAAACAGCATCAAAAGAGTCGGCAATAGATCGCTTATCGAAGATGAAATCCATGCTTAAAGGCAGAGACATTACGCAACCCCCAGAGGTTGCGCAATGACCCCAACATTGCGCAACCAAATGGCACTTATTGCGCAACCAAAACGGGGGTATTCTGCAACCTCTATGAAAAGTTGCGCTAACGAAAGAACGAAGTATAAGAAGATAGGGCAACCTTTGGAAACGTGGAAATTTGAAAATGCGAATTCGCTCTCGCGCGCATGTGCGCATACGCGCACGAAGGGAATTGAGAATGGGAATGAGAATCATTCTCATCTACAGACCCCGTACAACATGCAACCGTTCGTTGGCGCGATGGACACCTGGCCGACTTGGAGCGCACCCCCCGCGGAATGCTCTCTGGGGTCATTCCCGACTAACGCGAGGGGGTATTGCTTCTTGAGAATGGGAATGAGAATCATTCTCACCGGGGGTGGCGAGGCCGACCCTTTGCCCCCCCCTACCCCCGGCGTCATCGGGCGGGGGGTTCCCTCAAAATTTTCCCCACTTTTTCGTTGGAAGCGTTTTTAGCCTCTCTGGCGAGTTTGTCGTGGCTTGGGTATATCTGCCCCTTACCCGAGTCGAGATCGTCGATTCTGTGGCGATCTGAGCGAATCCAGGGGTACAAAGTGCAGCAGGAGCGATAACAAATGAGATTGGATGCGTGCATTCCCAGGAAGAAGAAGGACGGCGGGACGTACTGGGTGAAGATCGGGTCGATCTGGACGAAGGACGATGGCGGGATCAGCATGGAGTTGGACGCGCTGCCATTGCCTGACGAGTCTGGCCGGTGCGTGGTGAAGGGGTTTGTGCCGCGGGAGAAGGTGCAACAGGCGCCGCAGCCGCAGGGCGGGCCGGTGTCGTTGGAAGCGTTTGCGGATCTGGCGGACGACATCCCGTTCTGACATGAGCGCCAAGGCGAAGACCTACAACAACACGCGCGACACGCTGGCGTACTGGGGGGGGATACGCCCCCTGGTGCGCCGGCTGGGGCGGCCCGAGATGATCGAGAGGAACCGTGACGCGATTGCGGCCGAGTTGCTGATGATCGGGCTCGGGAGCGTCCAGGACATCATGTCGTGGGACGAAGAGGGGAATGTCAGGGTCAAGGCGACCAGGGACATCCCGAACCACATCCTGAAGATCGTCAAGAAGGTGAAGGTCACGAGCGTCGTCGAGAAGGACGGCAGGAAGACGAACACGCTCGAGGTCGAGTTGTGGGACAAGCTGTCGGCGCTGCGGGTGCTGTCCAGGGCGGCGGGATTTCTTGACAAGCCTGAAGACGAGGGCAACCGGCCGAGCGTCATCGGGATCAACATGCACGGGCCGGACATGGAGCCGAAGGCGGAATATCGGGAGGTCGAGGATGAATCCGATTGAGACATGCGCCGGCTGCCGGCATCGCGTGACGCGCTGGCGGACGTTTCGGATGGTGTCGTATTGCACGCGCTACCGCGTCGAGCGGAATGTGCGCTGTCTGGTTTTCAACACGGGAGGGAAGGCGAATGGCAAGGCAAAGCAAGATTGACGGCATGCAGTACATCCTGATCGACGAACGAATCAGCGCCCCGAAGTATCAGACGGCTGGGAGTGCCGGGGTGGATCTGCACGCCTGCACCTTCGACGGGATGAAGATAAAGGGCCGCTGCACGATTCCGCCCGGCAACGACTTCATGGTCGGCACGGGCCTGAAGTTGCACATCGGCAGCATGGACCCTGGGCTGGTCGGGTTCGTGTCGCCGCGTTCGAGCCTGGGCAAGCGCGGGCTGCAACTCAGGAACACCGTGGGGGTGATCGACGCCGACTACCAGGGCGAGGTCGTCTTGCTGTGCCGCAACGCCAGCCGGCAGATTCTCTTTATCGACCCGCTCGAGCGCATCGCGCAGATCGTGTTCCTGCCGGTGTTCCAGACCGATTTCGTCGCCGTGAAGGAATTCGAGGCCACGGCGCGCGGCGACGGCGGGATCGGCAGCACCGGCAAATGAGCGACACCGATCCTGCCGGCTGCACTTGCCCGTTAGTCAGGTTGGATGGGCGCATGGTAATAGACGGCTCTTGCCCGGCGTGTCAGGCGTACATGAACCGCCGCGCTACGGTATGGGGGAGCCTGGACAAGAGCGCCCTTGATTCGCGCGCCGCTCAATGGAAATCGAAATATGACGACTACAAACGGAGGACGCAGAGATGATCTACGCATTCAGGTTTCCGAAACTTCCTGGGGGGTGGTGGCATGGGATTGCTTTCGCAAAAAGCGACGTCCAGTTATTTTGGGCCATTGACCAACAGGGCGACCCAGGTAATTGCGAGGTCAAAAAAATCGACCCGTATGGGAGCCTTGGCATATTTTTCGACAACGAAATGACGGAATCGGCCGTGTCTTTGGGGGACCATCTTTTCGAGGCGCTTACCAATAACGACGGATGGAAGTCTGGCGATTACCTTTACGATGCGGCATACGTTAGAAGGCCCGCCAAGCAATGAGCGACACCGGCCTCGACTTCGACTTCCGCGGCGCGGCGACGTTGTGGAAATTCCTCCACGACAACGCCTTCGTGCGCGGCATTCGCGGCCCGGTGGGCGGCGGCAAGTCCTATGCCGCCTGCGCCGAGGTCATGTTGCGCGCCGTGAAGCAGAAACCCAGCCCGGTCGATAACACGCGATACACCCGGTTCGTCATCGTGCGCAACAGCTATCCCGAGTTGCGCACCACGACGATCAAGACCTGGCAGGAAATCTTCCCAGAGAACGTATGGGGGCCGATGCGCTGGTCGCCGCCGATCACCCATCACATCCGCCTGCCGCCGCGCGGGAAGGCAGCGGGCATCGACTGCGAGGTCATCTTCCTGGCGCTCGACCAACCCAAGGACGTGCGCAAACTCCTGTCGCTGGAACTGACCGGGGCATTTGT